CCATCAAAAGAGCTTCTGTCATGTTGAAACTCTCCTTTTTGAAGGGGTTTGCATTTGCCTCCACGCTGGTGGAAGTCCTGCTGCCCATCCCGGTTGCGCCACGATTGGCTGCAAAGTGATGGTCCCAACCGCTGTTTTCACTCTTCAGTGTGCTCAGATGGGCGTCGAGTGGTTGCTCGATGCCGTTGACAATCACTGCAGGTTGGCCGTTTGATTCCCTCAGTTGCGACTGAAGAAGGCCGTATAACTGCTCTGGACTGATTGCTCCTGCAGCTGACAACTTATTGATCGTGCTTGCCTTCAATCGCTCGGCGCTGATGGCTTGGTCACGTTGCTGTAGTTGTCCCTCAAGCTCGCTGATGCGCTGCATCAACTTGCCGTTCTCTGCTGAAGCGTCCTGCCAAAGCTGTTTGTACTCCCCGCTTGATTCGAGCGTTTGCTGGTTGGTTGCCTTGAGCTGGCTTTCCATTTCCCGTAGACGTTTCTCACTCTCGCCAAGCCTTTCGTTCAGACTGCGGTTCGCCTCGCCTTTGGCGAGATTGTCCCGTTGAACAAGTTCTAATTTGGCGCGTAGTGCAGAAGCATCCTCGGCTGGGGGTTGATTCACGGAATCAACTGCCGCTGACTCCTGCTCTGCAGGAATCTGTTGCTCAGGCATGTCGGGTGGGATAGTGCAATCTAGGTTGCCTTATGTCTGTGCAGGTAGAAGACGACAGCGACAACGAGGATGCACAGGGGGGCGGTAAGGTGCGTCGCTGATGCTCGCGTACCTCGTTAGATGTAAGGGGCGGCATATTGGGCATGTCTGCGGATCTAAAATCGCATTCCATACCCACCCGTTTGGAATAAATTCAGCGCTGGGGGGTTTGCCTTTGCGTGTGGTTAGGTACTGCTGTCGGGCAAAAACTTCTCGCTCGGCATAGCCGGATACATCCCACACGGTGTTGGCGATTAGTGCTGTGTCGCGGTTGCGCAATAAGGCGTAGAGCGTGCCGCGACTGTTGATTGGTTGGATGTAGCCGCGCACAGTGCGCTCTGCCACGATCGATCGAGCAATCTCTATTGAACTGTCGCCTCTCATAATTCCGGCATCCACCTTTGCTCTTGCAGCTCGCATGTGGTTGCGCATAAAAGGACTGATCCCTCGCGCATCCTTTGTCAGGTAGCGGTAAAGGGTCATTCCTGACGCGCGGGTGGTTTTGAGAAGGTCGTCTCCCTTTCGGGGTGTGTAGTCGCGGCGGGTGAGGGGGAGTTCGTATTGAGCGAATTTGGACGCTTCTATGGCACTGGAACTATCGACTATCTCTAGCTCGCGAATCAATACTTCCCTGAATTGATCGTTGTATCGACCTAGCGGACCCTCAAGACTCTTGATCAGTGAACTGACCTGAAGTTGTCGGCTTTGGCCGGTGGTGGGGAATGTGGCTAAAAGCTGGTTGCGGAATTGCCATAACAGCAGAAGCAACAATGGACGGGTAACATCCTGCAGCTTGACTTCACTCTCGCGAAGCAGAAGCCATAAAAGCCTTAGATACTCCTCGTTCTCTTGTTCGCTACGGGCCATCGCTTACCTCAGGGATTCTTGCCGGGGCGCATGGGTGTGGGCAGGGTCTGCGAATTGATGTCTTCGCCTTGGCCGGAGCGGTTGTCGCGGCTCAGACTCTCCGGCTTGTTGCTCAGAGGGTCCAATCCGTCACCCCCGGCGCCGTTCAATTCCATCAGATAATCGCGGGTCTCGATAATCTCTTCCTCGATGTCGGTGCCGGCGGGGAGAACCTCCCCTGCTGACAGAGCCTTGAGTAGCGTTCGCTGGGTGATGGCGCCCTGCATGTAGAGCTGGAGCAGTGCTGTGGTGCCGTTGCCGTCCAGCAGTTTGTTGTCGTAGTCCTGTTGGATGATGACGCGCGGGGGTTCGATGCCTACAAATTCAGCAGCCGTTTTCATCATCTCGGTCAATGTCAGCTGGAGGTCCGTGCTGATTAACGCCATGATTGAGTCGCTGTCGATGCGATCGAGTCGGCGGGCTTCTGCAGCAGCATTCGTCAGATTGGCTTTGTTGAGTGTATTGATGCCTAAACGGTTGATCTGGTCTTCCAGTGCATTCAGTGCTGACAGCTGGGAGTCGAAGGCGTCGCTGGTGGGGGAGACATACTCGGCGCCGCCAGTGTCGGGCAGCAAAATAGCCGTGTTCGGACTGATGCCGATCGGTGCGTCGGCGTCAGGGTCGAAACCCCGCATCGTCAAGATCGGCATGGCTCCGACGTGGAGCGAATGGGCATAGTCGGTCCAGCGCTGGCAGTAGCTGATGGCCATGTACGCCACTTCCTTGAGCGGGGGATTGCTGGTGAGTGTGCCTGTGCGGTCGCTGTAAACCGTGAAGAATGGGAGATTTTCTAGGTCGGTGTCGCCTTGCTCGTAGATGTACCACGCACCGGTCGGGGTCTTGCGCCATAGCTGGTAGGAGCCCTTCTCCAACACACGGATCTGCTCAACTTGCTCCTCCCCAAAGCGGCCCTTGCTCTCCAGTGCCAGCTCGCGGATGCGGACTTGCTCCAGCTCGCCCTGGGGGTTCTGGTCTGCGGTGCGGAATCCCCGGATCGTCTGCGGGTGGACGTGGACTAGGTAGGGCTTGATCGGGTTCTGCCGCTGGTCGGCCAAAGTCAACCGACGGCTGGTGGAGGGCTTGTTGATGTCTACGATCGCGCTGCTATGGCCGTAGAGGATGCTGGTTTCGAGCATCCGCCTGGCGAAGGCGTTCAAAGTGGTGCCGTCGCCGCATACGTCCTTCGCCCACTCCTGCCAGAAGTCGTCCCCCTCCAAGGTGATGCCCTTCCGCAAAATTAGACCTGAAGCCTGAGCGGCAAGACGGCTAAGAAACGGAGGTAGCACCGCATGAAAAACCCGGCGCTCCCAGCACTCTTGGTCCTCGCGGGGCTCCAACGGTAAGACGCGCTTCGCGTCCTCGCGGATGCCCTGTGTGCCGGCCACGCAAATGTTGATTGGATCCCATCCCTTTAGCATCGACACCACAGCATTGCTGGGAACGCTGGGGTCGTTCTCTGATCCCGCTGGCTTGGGAAGTGCTACGGGATCATATAAACGCCCCTGCGTAAAATCCCGTCCTAGATATGAGCTGTTTAGGGCTTGGGACACTCTTCTGCTGCTGTCTTTTGCCTAGATTTCCTCGCTTACTTGTATCGGAAATTGCTGCCTCCGGTGACATAACGGCGCAGACCCGCAAGGGCGTGAATCACGTAGCCTGCAGCATCCACTGGGCCGGAGCGGTCCTCTACTCCTCGTCCTGACTTGTCTGGACTGCCGTTTTCGTTATAGGTCTGTGTCTCGAAACTGCGGATTAGATACTTGCAGCTGGGGTTGATGTAGAGGCGGTTGTTCATTAGAAGCACGTTGACTGCGTTGACACGATCCTCGATTAGTGGGTTGGTGTTTTGAATCTTTACTCGTAGGCCGCCTTTGCGGAGAATGCCTAAGTCGCTCTCGGCAGCGTTGCTGGTGGTGCGCTTGCGTGAGCTGGCGTCGGGGATGATGGTGAGCTGGCCCTTCGCTATGTGGTCTGGGAAGCGCTCTTGCAGTAGCTTGACGACGGATGGGGTGTCCTTCGGGTAGTGCTCTTCGATGACGTGGTAGGCGTCACCACGACGGACGAAAACCTCTAGGAATGAGGCGCCTACGTTGAAGTCTGCTCCCACGTAAATCGTGTCGGTGGGCTGGATTGTTTCGTCGCTCCAGTGCGTGTCGCGGTCGAAATATGGATAGACGACTGTCTTGTCGAGTGCGACAAACTCTCCGTTTAGGTAGGCGGCGAGGAGCTGGGGTGGGTAGTTGGCATATAGGGAGTCAACAAATCCGTCGGGGAGGTAGGGGTTGTCGAGGGTCTTGGCCTTGATTAGGCGCCGGTCAGCTCCGGGTTTTTGAGTGAATGTTTGCCACATGTATCCGTAGCCTTCTGGTGTACTGGCGAGGCAAAATTGTGGGTTGGGTCCGCCTCTCAAACGTGCCAAGATCATTTGTGAGGCTTTCTCGGCAATATGCGGGCGGGATGTATCAATCTCGTCGGCATATACCATGCTTAAGTTGGCGCCACGGATGTGGTTGTAGCTCTCCATTGTTCTACACAGCAGCGTTGCTTTGCCGGT